TCTCCGAGTTTTTCCATTGCCGCTCCGAAGCCGCTCGTCTTGAAAACAGTACCCAAGTCCTTAATATAATTTATCAAACCCTCGAACTTATCTTCGACGACCTTCGCCCATTCGATGATTTTGGCCTTATTGTCGTTATACCATTTGCTCGCCGCCTGCCCCATCGATACCATCATGGGCCAGTATTTCTTTTTGAAATGACCTATGACAATATTGATCTTATCGCCGACCATCTTCCCCCACTTCGTGAATGTGCTCTGATTATCCGTGAAGAATCGCAACAAAGCCCCCCCGGTACGGTTGACTACTGGTAAAAGACCTGTCCCAAAATTGACCGCCGCAAATTGGATCTGAGTCCTCAACGCCCGGACTATATTAGTCGATGATTTCATCGTCCGGGCAAGGTCGCCCTGAGACGCTTCTGTCTGTTTCATAATAAGAGCATATCGGCCCATGATCTTTTGGTTCTCGGTCAAGACCTTTGAGTTTTTAAGCCAGCCCTGAGCCTGAGCGTACTCTTTGACCATTGTCTGGCCAACTACGATACCGAGCCGTTTCAGCGGCATTGTCATGCCAGTAATACCCGATTGTAATTTTTCGAACATCTCATCCGGCCTGAGATTATAGAAGGATGCCATATCAAAGGCAAGCTTTGTCAGACCCTTCGCCATATCGTATGCCTTTGCCTCACCTATACCCATAGAGGATATCATTACATTCATAAGGCCGACGTTTTTCCGGACTTCGTACGCATTAAGTGCCAAACTTTTCGAGAGCTGTTCGCTCCATCTTCTCGCCGACCCTGCCATTTTACCCATTGATACCGAAAACAGGTTTTCGGATTCCTCCGCGTCCATCGCCATCTTTGCCGAAACGATACTGATCCCCGCAAAAGCAACGGTTATATATTTCGCCATTCGAACGATCTTGGTCACTATCGTCCTGGCCATGTTACCGATTGCCTTCGCCGCCCTGGAAGCGAAATTCTTTACCGACGCAAGGCCCGATCTCAAACCCGTTTTTAAGGGCTTGAGATTCGCCATAATATCAACAACTGCTTTTCCGAGTTTTTTTGCCATATTTAGCCTCTGCAAACTTTACTGCCATGTCGCCCTCAAGAACCATCGGCGTTGTTTCCGGGTTTTCGAGTTTCAATACCTCATTGATATCTCCGTACAAAGCCTTAAACTGCCTTAGTGACATCCTCAAAATATCCTTATAACCGACCGCTCCGTTAAAATACCGGAGCATAATTGCCATCGCTACTGAGAGACTGACTGTTTTTTCGGCGGCTTTACTCTCATCTTTTTTTTTCCGTCACCATCATCGCCCAGGCCAAGGGCCGCTGTAACCTTATCCATATCCGTCGCCTGAATAAGATTCGCAACCTCCTCAAGCGTCGCTCCCGGATGATAAGATTTCATCGACAGGTAGGCCGCATAAGTGACGCCCTCGAAGCTCGACATATACTCCTCGACCTCCTCATCGGTCAGCGGATGCAATACCTTTTCAAGGATCACCTCCGGAGTCAATTCCAGACCAAGCTCCTTAATATAAGCGATGATTTCCCCGCTCCGCTCCTTCTGGGCCTTGCGTAACTGCTCTTTTGTGTAGCCGAGAAAAGCTCCAAGGTCAGCCAATGACAGCTCGGAAAAAGTAAACTCCTTACTGCCGAGCGTTATCTCGGTGTGCTTCCGAACGTAACCGTCAAGATTTAACATGATTTCCCCTTATTAAATTTTTTATGCTGTTCCTTTGGTAACCGTTGCGGTAACTGTATCCGACCAGAGGAACGAATATGTAACCTCAGCGTGGCCGTCCTTGTCCTGACCGATGCTAACATCCGTACAGACCGCCGGTCCTTTATACCCCTTCGAAGCGTTCGTTGCATCCCTGAGCAATTCGAGAACCGCAACCGCTCCCTTGGAAGCAAGCATTTCGTCGGTATCGTTAAACAGGCAAGTGACAGTTGCCGTCCCGCCCAAAAACCCGACCTCTTTCGTCCTTCCTGAACCTGCCCCCGCGACTGTCGAATCGGCGGTATCGGCGGTAAGCGAACTCGACCAACCTCGTAAGGATGTAAATTTAGCCACACCCCAATATGCCTCGATTGCCTTGGCGTCGTATATTAATTTTGCCATATCAATAACTCCTATCTCAAAAAAAGATTATGCAAAAGATAATCCGTCAGCGTCATTGCCGACAAACTCATAAGACAATTTTCCGCCTTCCCCGACGACAGCCGTCTCGGTGATCCCGGTTAAAATCGCAGTCCCCAGGAAGTGTTTAGTCGCATCAACGTATAATTGCAAAACCGCACTTTTGCCGATAAGGGCTGGATAGTCAGGTTGAGTGTCACCGATTTCTCCGAAGCCTTCCGCCGAGGCCGTAAAATCCGTCAGACCGTCGTCATGAGTATTCCAGCCAGTAGCCGAGCCTTTCGCCGTCGTCACGAACGTCTCTGCCGTTTCCGATAGATTCCAGTTTTGAATTGCGAAAAGTGCTGTCGTATCGAACTCGACTATCCCTAATTTACCATGATAAATCGCCATAATTCTACTCCTTTACGAGATCAATTTCATATAAAATAATACATTGCCAGAAGCCATCTACAAGCTCCACTCCGCCGACAGCGTTAGGTTTTACGCTTACGCATTGATAACCCTCAATATTCAAAGTACACCAATCAAAAACCTCCGAAACCGCGTCGGTCAATACTCCGGCCGCCAGGCCGCCATCGTCGGTATCGTTATAAATCCCAAACTGTATATCGATCTGCTTTACGTTGTCATTCTTACCGCCGGCCCACTCGTCATTGGTCTTGCCAACGAAAGTATAAACTACCCACGATCCGGCCGCATCCTGCGGAGCCTCGCGGTAATACAGCGGCGAATCCTTGGAATATACAGACCCTTTGTATTGCTGAAAAATTGCCTTGTTTAGTTCATTTATCATTTCGCCGCCGATTTCATAATTCGCATAATCTTACCTCTGCAAGCCAATAACGCCGGACGCAAATAAGGCCGGGCCGCCATCCTTCTCGTGCCATATTCGAGATAATAGCCGTAGTCAAGTGACGATCCTACCTTGGCCCCGCGTTTTCTTTTGCTTACCTCCGCCGTCAGCTTTCCCGTATCGCTACCGACAAGGGCGTGAGGGACAATCGCGTCGGTTATAACGTCGTGGGTTATCGAAGCCCGGAGCGAACCAAGATCAACTGCCGGCGGTTGACCCGGCGAACTGGGGATTCGTTTTTTCTTGAGCCTTCTGCGTGTTTTCAGATTAGACCGCATCCCAAAGACACCGGCAGTTGAAAAATGTGTTTTGACGTATCGCTCCACAACCAATGCCGCCCTTAGAAGCGCGTCAATATAGCTTTTTCTTGCTTCGCTGTAAAACATTTCACCATACCATTTTATGTCGTATCCCTTACCCATTAGTCCACTATCTCCAAGACAATTTCAAGATGTCGATTGAGCATACTCGGATTCTTGATCGCCGTCACCTCATAAGTAATGCTGTTCGCGTCAACCATCCTGTCGAGCATGGATATTGCGGCTGTGTCGGTATTGTAATTGCAATACATATTAAAGGCCGAAGCGGAACTCGTCTTACCATAGAGAAGGAACTCCCTCTCTGTCATCTGCGATATTGAACAGGTAAGACCCTCGATCCGGTTCGCCCAAGCGTAGCTCAGACCGCCCATTTCGTTTCGTGTCCCGGTTTTATATTTCACCGTCACGATCGAATTAAGCATGCCGATACCCAACGTCCCCGTTGCCGATGGCGATGGCGACGTTACGAGTCCCCAGCCCTGCCCTATAGGATATACGCCTATCATGGTTCCGTATGCCTCCCTATTGCCCCTGTCGTCGATGTGACATTGTTTCCGTTTGTATCGAACAAGTCTTTCCTGATCAGTTCCGTTGCCGTCCCTTTGATCTTCCCCACGATTTGCCAGGGTGTCGTAGTTATATCGACCGACCAATCGGCCTCAAGGATGTTTATGATCGATGTTTGATTCGCAATCGTTGCATCGCCGCCTCCGCCGCCCGCCGGAGCCTCCTCCAAGGCATTTTCAGTAAACCGCCTTACACCAGCATCATCTTCGGTTGTCTCATGCAGATGATCAAGTTTACTTCCGTCCGCTTCTAATGCAGTTTTAATTGCATCAGCAGTAGGGATGTTATCCACATCAGTAGCGACATTTACAAGTTTATTATCATGAGCAAGAAGTTCTATCGTTGTTGCAGCATCATCAGTTCCCCTCATGGGAGTAGTAGGTATTGCATTTAAAGTTGTTTCCATTGTATCCTGCTTAGTAGCAATCGCAGCATCATCAGTTCCCCTCATGGG